ACTGATGGCAAAGGTTGGTGACAAAACAATCGACCTGATGCCAACAGAAGGCATGAAGGCCGAAGCGCGTCGTTATCGCGCATGGAAGAAAGACGGTCGCCCCGGTGGCACTGATGTTGCCGCTACCCGTGCCGGTCAGATCCTTTCGGGTGATGAACTGAGTCCTGAAACTGTCATCACGATGGCCGCATGGTTTGCTCGTCATGAGGTTGACAAGCAAGGCAAGGGCTTCCGTCCCGATGGTGATGACTATCCTTCGCCGGGTCGCGTAGCATGGGCGGCATGGGGCGGTGATTCAGGTCAAACCTGGAGCAACATGAAATCCAAAGCCATCAAAAAAGCACAGGAGCGTGCCATGGAAATCAACGAAGAGATCGTCGATGGTCGCCCCTATCCAAATGAGCATGCTGCTCGCCTGACTGATCCTGATCAGTACGACAGCATCCGCCGCGTTAATGATGAATTTGGTGCTGGCATTGATGCTATTTATGGGATCAAAGAAGGCACCTCTGAACTGCAGGCCATCCGCTTTGATGCTGATCGCTTCACGCCTGCCGAGGCTCGCGAATGGCTGAGCGATCACGACTTTGATCCGATGATGTTTGAAGAAGCCACCGGTGAACGCGAAGAGGAGCGTGCCGCGCCTGACGCCGTCAAAGTTGGTGATTTTGTAGAGTGGGATTCAAGTGGTGGCACCGCACGCGGTAAAGTTACGCGAATTGCCCGCGAAGGTGTAATCGAAGTGCCGGATTCTTCGTTTACGATTAACGCATCTGAAGAAGATCCCGCTGCATTGATTCGCGTGTACCGCAAAAACAGCGAAGACAATTACGAACAAACCGAAACTGTTGTCGGTCATAAGTTCTCTGAACTTCGCAAGATTGCTGCGCTGCGTTTCTTTGAAGGCGAGACGCTGAAGCGTTCACTCGCAACTGAGTTTCGCTCTGAAAGCGAAGATCGCACGCTTGAGTTCCCCTTTGCCAGCGAAGCGCCTGTTGAGCGTTACTACGGCATGGAAGTGTTGAGCATGGATGCCAAGTCCATGGATCTCACCCGTCTCAATGATGGTGCGCCTCTGTTGTACCAACACGATGCAGACAAAATCGTCGGCGTTGTGCAGAAGGCTTACATCAAAAACAAGCGTGCCTATGCACGCGTAAAACTCGCGAACAACGAACTAGGTCGCGAGATGCAAGAGTTGATCAAGGATGGAATCATCCGCAATGTCAGCTTCGGCTACAAGATCAACTCCATGGAAGCCGATGAGTCCACATCACCTGTGACTTATCGCGCTACCAGTTTCCAACCGTTTGAAATAAGCCTGGTCACCGTGCCGGCTGATAATTCGGTTGGAATCGGACGTTCTTTCTCCCATAATGAGAACGTCGATACGGCCTCAGCCGTTCACAGTCAACCCAACGGAGTTACAACCGTGGATCAAAACCTCAATGTTGAGGCTATCCGCGCTGAGGCCGCTCAGGCCAAGGCTAAGGAAATGGCCGACATGATTGCTCTTGGTCAACGCACCAAGAACATTGAAATGGCTCAGGAGTTCATTGCTAACTCCCGCAGCCTCGATGAGCTTCGCTCTGCCCTTCTGGAAAAGATGGGTGTGGAAGAAAAGCCCCTGAACCCCAAGGATGCCGAGATCGGCATGTCGGACAAAGAGAAGCGTGACTTCTCCTTCATCCGCGCCATCAACGCTCTGGCTCACCCCAACAGCCAAGAAGCTCAGCGTGCTGCTGCTTTCGAAATGGAAGTCAGCCGTGCTGCTCAGCAGAAGTCTGGCAAGGAAGCCCGTGGCATCCTGATCCCTGCTGATGTGCTGGGTTATGGCCGCCGTGACCTGACCGTGGGTTCTGCCTCCGGTGGTGGTGATCTGGTTGCCACCGAGCTGATGAGCGAGAGCTTCATCGATCTGCTCCGCAAGGCTCTTGTGCTGCAGACCGCTGGCGCGACCGTGATGACCGGCCTGCAAGGCATGGTTGCTCTGCCCCGTCAGTCTGGTGGTGCCACTGTGTACCACGTTGCTGAGTCCGGCTCGATCACCGAAGGTCAACTGACAGTCGACCAGGTGACGATGCAGCCCCGCACAATTGGTGCGCTGACCGATTACTCCCGTCGTCTGCTGCTTCAGTCCAGCATCGACATCGAGAACCTGGTGCGTCGCGATCTGGCTCAACAGATTGCTATCGAAGTTGAGAACCAAGCCATCAACGGTATTGGTGCTGCTTCGTACCCGCTGGGCTTCCTGAACGTGACCGGTATCAACACCGAGTCCGGCTTTACCACGTTCCTCGATTACGTGAACGCTGAAGCCGCTCTCAGCACCGACAATGCCCTGTTGGGCAGCCTTGGCTATCTGATGAACTCCGCTCTGCGCGGCACTCTGAAGACCACCGAGAAGTCGGCCACCGGCACCAACGCCAACTTCATCTACGAAGCCGACAACACCATCAACGGTTACCCGGCTTATGTGTCCAACTCCATGCCGAACAACACTGCGGTGTTCGCTAACTTCAGCGACATCCTGATCGGCTTCTGGAGCGGTCTGGACATCATGGTTGATCCTTACACCGGTTCCGCTTCCGGCACCGTGCGTGTGGTGGCCATGCAGGACTATGACGTGGCCATCCGTCACCCTGAGTCCATCTGCAAGCTGTCCTGATGATTACGGAGCGGGTAATGCGCATTCAGATGCTGCGTGACACCATCGTTGACCTCAAGCAGGTGAAAGTTGGTGATTACGTAGAAACCGATAAAAAATCAGCTCTGCTGTTGATCGGTATTCAGAAGGCCATTCCCGCTCCCATCATCGAGGAAGTTGTTGTTACGGCTGACGAGCAGCCGGATCCTGTTCAAAGCAAACCCGCTCCCAAACGGAGAAAGACCAATGATCCACAACCTGGGGTCTAAGACCTACATCGCCAGCCTCCTTCCGGCTGACTCCCGCACCGCTACTGCCACCGGCACCGGTTTCGATCTGCAAGGCTCGAACGATGCTGAAGGCGAAGCCATCGTGATCCTCGATTGCGAAGCTGGTAGCGGCACCACCCCTACCCTGAACGTCAAGCTTCAGGATTCTGCTGACAACTCTGCTTGGGCAGACATCACCGGCAAGACCTTCACCGAGGTCACTGGTTCTGGTGCTGCCTTCCAGAAGATCAGCATCAACTCCAACGATGTGCGCCGTTATGTGCGTGCTGTCGGTACTCAAGCTGGCACCAACCCTGTGTTCGTGTACGGCGTCTCGCTGGTTTACAGCAAGAAGTACGGCAACTGATCCTGATGGCGTTTCCAGAACTGCCAGATGCGTTCCTTGCTGAATTTGGCGTTACCTGCCAAATTGGTGCTGGTACTGCGTTTCTTGGCATTTTGGATTCGCCTATGGATGTGATCGCGGGCGGTATGGCGTTGTCTCGGGAGTACTTGCTTACGGCAAAGACTTCTGATGTCAGCACTGCCGCTCGCGGCACTTCTATTACGGTCGATTCCGTGTCTTACACCGTGCGCGAGAATCGCCCTGTTGATGACGGTGTTTTTTCAGAATTACTATTGAGCAAAGTCTGACTTTGAGGTCATGAGCAGCGTCTTCAAAGTCAACAGCAGAGCAAGTTGGGCGGCACTGAATCCTGTGTTGCTTCCAGGTGAAGCCGCCATTGAGACACAAACAAATAATCTCAAAATCGGAGATGGTGTTTCAACTTGGAGCCGGCTTCCGTATTTTTCTGCTCCTGGTTACTGGGGTTCGTTTTGGGACGAGACCTCGCAAACCGCAACTGCCAATACGCCAACCGAGATTTATCTGAGACAGCGTGATACTGGAAGTCGAGGCGTTCGGGTTGTTTCAAATTCACGCATTACTGTTGAACACGCTGGAATTTATAGCCTGACTTTTTCAATTCAATTCAGCAACACAGACACCAGTATTCATGACGTCAATGTTTGGTTCCGCAAAAACAACAGTGGCGCCGCTGGCAATGTACCTGCTAGCGACAGCAAGTTCAGTGTTATTGCAAGTCATGGTGGCACTCCTGGCAACATAATTGGCACTGTTAATTTTGTATTGCCGCTGGTTGCCAACGATTATTTGGAGTTGATCTGGGCAACATCAAACGTTGCTGCCTACATTCACGCTGAGGCAGCAGCCACCAGTCCTTACGCTCATCCAAGTATCCCCGGCGTGATCTGCACCGTTGTCCAAGTCGCTTCCGCCTGATCATGGCTGACACCCGCCGAGAATTGATCCTGGCTCGCATCAAGAGCAATCTTGACACCATCACAGGCGCAACGGTCTACAGGAGCCGTGTGGAGCCTTTGGCACGCGGAGAGGTGCCTGCTGTCATCGTGGAACCGGTCAACGACCAGCCGATTGATACCAACTTCTACGACAAGTTGGACTGGACGATGCGGGTCAGGATCACCACCCTTGTTCGTGCTGCCATCCCTGACGACGATTCAGATACTTACACGCAGCAGGTGCATCAAAAATTGATGGCGGATCAAACCGTCAACGGTTATGCACTTGACTTGACACCTGACCGTACTGACTTCAGTCTTTATGAAGCTGATGTGCCTTTGGGTATCATTAGCCAAGACTTCCTTGTGCGGTATCGCACGAGCAGGACTTCATTAACTAGCGCCTAACATCATGGCTAAGATTGAAAGGGAAGTTCCCAATCCCGGAGTGGGCGGCAGCTATTTGTTTGACCCTAAGTCTGGGAAGCTTACACTGATCACAGAAACCGCCGCTCCTACCACCGATGGCACTGACTCGGAAGAAGTTTCTGATCGCGAAGATTGAGACAACCTATGGGACTGACCCTAGTCCTGTCGGCGGTTCTGACGCGGTTCAAGTTACCAACCTTGAAGTAACTCCGATTGAGTCGGACAACGTTCAAGCGGCTTCTTATCAAGGCTTCCTTGGTAACAGCACCCGTGGCACTTTGGTTGCCAACAAGCGCGTCAGCGTGACCTTTGATGTTGAGCTGGCTGGTTCTGGCGCTGCTGGCACCGCTCCTGCCTTTGGTCCGCTGCTGAAGTCCTGTGGCCTGAGCGAGACCACTTCCTCTGGCGTCTCGGTGACTTACGCCCCGGTGAGCAGCAGCTTCAGTTCTGCCACGATCTACTGCTTCTACGACGGCACCCGCCACAAGATCACTGGCGCACGCGGCACTGTCAGCTTCAACCTGACTGCCGGTCAGTTTGCTGTTGCCAGCTTCCAGTTCATCGGCATTTACAACGCTCCTGACGACACCGCCGTGTCTGGCTCCTTCACTGTTGCCAACCAGGCTGCTGCCATTGAGGTCAACGACACCAACGTGACCACGGCCACTTTCCACGGTGTGACCAGCTCCCGCATTGAGTCGTTCGACATGGCGTTGAACAACGAGCTGCTGTACAAGGAGACCGCTTCCAATAAAGAGGTTCTGATCACCAACCGCGCCCCTGGCGGTACGGCTGTGATTGAGGCTCCTGCTGTTGGCACCACCGACTTTTTTGCCAAGGCCGTTGCTGCTGCTACTGGTTCCACCAGCCTTGTGCTGGGCGCCACTGCTGGCAACATCGTCACGCTGAACGCAGCGCAGACGGATATCACCGGTTGTAGCTACGCTGATACTAACGGCGTAATCGCGCTGTCCATGCCGTACCTGGCTCTGCCCACCACGGCTGGCAACAACGAAGCTTCGCTGGTGTTCACCTGATCTCTGTTCATGGCTTTCGTCCTTAAGAAGACTGCTTCCTACAAGTGGGAAGTCAAAGTTGAAACTCCGGTTGACGGGAATCGCTTTGAGACTCAAACGTTTGAAGCAGTCTTCAAGAAGATGAGTCGCTCGGCTTTCAACGATCTCATTGACAAGGGTGATGACGCTCTTGTTGATGGGATCCTTGAAGGCTGGGAGGGCGTCAATGATGAAGAGGGCAAGCCTGTTCCCTTTACGTCAAAGAACAAAAAAGAGCTTTGTGATGATCCCTATGTGATGAAGGCGATCATCCAAGCGTATGCCGACAGCGTGACAGGGGCGCCGGCAAAAAACTAAAAGTCGCTGCTGAGTACTGGGCGAAAGGTGGCGTAGTTGACGAGCGCGAAGCCGACCTGAAGGCTCTTGGCGCAAGTGAGGAGCAGATTGCCGCTGCACGTTTGCAAGCTGTACAACAGGACTGTGAGGTCTGGGAGGAGAACTGGGACATCGTGGTGATGTTCATACGCATGTCGACGCAATGGCACACGAGCATGGCAGGACTGACAGGATTGAACTACCCGAGTCTTGAATGGCTCTGTAAGCTGTATTCAGTCAAGGATCCTGTCGCTGTCTTTGAGGGCGTGCAGGTGATGGAAATGGCTGCCCTTTCCGTTTTGAATGCGAGCCGCAAATGAGTTCAATCACCTCGGAAATCAAGCTGCGCATCAAGGCTGAGGGCGAAGCGGTCTTCCAAGGTCTCAGCGCGAAGTTAAATAATCTTGCAAATCAAACAACGATATCTTCTGCAAAATTCAAAGTTTTATCAAATGAACTGCGCGATGTTCAAGAAAAAACTGGCGCCAATAGCATAAAAACTCTCAAGGACTATGCCGCTTCTTGGCGTGAGTTGGCGAACAGTGTTGATATTGCAAGCAAAGAATTTAAGGAGGCTACTGCTCAAGCCTCGAAGTTTGAAGCTCAGGCCGCAAAAGCACAAGGACGCCGTGGCGGTGGTGGTGGAGGCAGGATTGGAGCAATTGCAGCAGGCGCTAGCTTTCTCGGACCAGATGAGCTGATTGGTGCTGCTGGTGGCGCTGCGTTGGGAAGCATTATTCCTGGCGCTGGTACTGCTGCTGGTGCAGGTATTGGCGTGGCTGTTGGCAGCATGGTCATTAGACCGTTGCGGCAAGCGTCTGCAGCTATTGCCAACTACAACAACGATCTCAATCTTGCAAAAATAACTCTTGCTCAAGCGTCTAGCAGTCAAGAAGATTATTCACGGAATTTGCAAATTGCAAGAAAAGTTAGCGACGATTACGCGATTTCTCTCAAGGAAACAATTTCCGGTTATGCACAGGTTTCAGTAGCTGCGCGTGCCAATGGATTGAGCCTGAAAGAAACAGAAACGATCTACAGGGGCGTTGTTGCCGCTGGCATTGCGTTTGGTAAATCTCAAGAAGATATCAATGCAATCGTCCGCGCCACCGTTCAGGTTTTGAGCAAGGGCAAGGTAAGCGCCGAAGAAATGGGCGGCCAGATTGGTGAACGTTTGCCTGGCGCTGTTGCCAAGTTTGCTGCAGCCACTGATCGCACGCTGCCGGAATTGGCAAAAGCTTTTGAGCAAGGCGAAGTGAAAATTGCAGACTTTGTAA